CTGACACATTAGTATCTGAACTAAAGGTAAGGTAAATAGTGTTATCAATAATGGTCTTAGTAGCGAAACCAGAAGTAATAGCAGCGGAGATACCAGACATTACTGTACTGATAACTAGGTTACCAGAACCAGAAGATGGGGAAGTATAAGTAAATGTACTAGCACCAATAGTTACAGAGTAAGTAATGGCGTGATCAACAGTAGAGACAACTAGAGTAGCTTGACGCTTAGCATTCCAAGTAGGAGCAGTCTTAGCAGTTACTGTTTTCTCTGTGTTTAGGATATAGGTATAGTCGTTAATGGTAAGTGTCTTAATGCTTCTGTAGTCAGTAGCAGTTAGATAAGACTCAATAGAAGCTTGCTTGCCAGTTGGATAAGTAATTGTAGCTGTTTGTCCAGTTAATAGGTTCCATACACTAGGTACACCAGAACTGGAAACACGACCAATATATTTCTCAGTAGCACTTTGTAGAACACTGAACCATGCAGATGTATTAGCAGTATTAGCTGTCAGTCCAGATAATTTACCAAGGAACTTACCACCAGGACGCTTAAGCATACCAAGGGTAATATCAGGGTAGCAGTTAAGTGCTTCTTTAACCTGACCCAACAGCATCTTTTCATCAGCTTGCTGAGAAACACCACCAAGAAAGTTAGGAATACGTTGGGAAATTGCTGTCATCGTGCAAGAGCCTTAAAGGGTTTATAGCTGTTATAGAATCCATCGCCTTGCCTAAAACCAAACATGGTGTAATCACCTTCACTACATTCATACTCAAGGCAGTTAGCACGGCGCCATGTCTCAAAGGAAGCCAAGGCTTGAGTCAGGTTAACATCACCAACAAGACGAATGGCACAACGAGTAGCAGCTCGCGACGTTACATAGTCCCTAAACACTTGAGGAAGATCAGAGAAGTCGTAGTACCAGATCACATCTACATCGTATGTTTCAGTGGCATCCCATACATCAGTATGTTCAATCTTATCATATAACCTACCACTCCTAATAACAGTATCAAACGGACTATTAGCAACGGTATCACTCAGATCCATTTGTAGCATATTACCAGTCATGGATAAATGGCCACTAGAATCGGGTGTCATTGGATATTCATTCTCTCTATTAAATGTCCATCCTTCGGCCTGTACCTCACGAGAGACTTGTGTCAGAGTCTCATAAACAATTGCAACTTCCGGGTTGATTGGAATCTCTGCACTAGTACCATCCTCATAGGTAATGGTCTGTGCTTCGATGGTGGTTACAGGCGCCTGACCAATAGACGCCAGAATTTCATTAACAGCTTGCAGCTCAGCCTGAGCGTTATTGGTTGTTGGCATAACAATAATGTTATATACAAATTAAAAAAAAAGGGATCCCGAAGGACCCCCATTATTAAAAAATTAGGCAGCAGTGCGAGTGGCATCAAGAGCTGGAGAATCAGCCTCAACACCAGGATATGCCATACGAAGACATTGGGTCTCCGAGAACACACCAGAAGCAGTGCTAGTGCCATTAGTACGTGCTACAGAACGACGAACAGCGTGGTTGTCAGATACAGCCAGGTTACCGTTATCGCTGTAAGTAGAAGCGTATGCACCAGTGATAGTACGGGTAGCAAAGTTTACATTGCCAGCCACACCATTACCACCAGCGTTGGTAGTAGTGTTTGCCATAATCAGAAGTACCGATATTCAAAGGAAGAGCCAGCACGAATGATGGCTGACTGAGAACCAGTCGCAGTGTTCTGAGCAAATTGGAAGACCACTTGACCAGCGGTAGTACCATTCTGGAGGACACCAGTAAGACGAAGCACACCGTTGACACCAGTAGCCAGCAGCGCAGTGCTGTCAGCTTCAGTGATGATCACGGAGGTAACACCAGCGGTCACATCATCAGCCACGTTGTCAGTGGCCAGACGATACAGCGTCGGAGATGCAGGAACATCCACACGATACTTAAGGTCGCCAGTAGCAGTACTAGTGTAGAACACAGTATAGCGGAACAGAACCCGCTCGTTAGTACCGACAGGGATGGTCAGCTGAGGGACAGCAGTTAGAGTAGCGCTGTTGGTTACCGTTTGATCAGCGTCAACGATGTTGCCAACAGTCATAACATCGGGCTGATATACAGCACCAAAGTTACCATTAAGAGTAAGAGACATTTGTTAGTTCCTGAAAGATTAAGTTGCAGCAGTGTTGCCAGCAATAGAGCTAGCAGAGGAGGCACGATCTACAACACCGCTAGCAGCCACTGCACGCCCGCTCTCCAAAGGAGAGAAGGGGTTAATAGTAAAAGACTTAACGGATTTAGTCGAGCCAAAGATCTTACCATTGGGAGAGTTGGGTGCAGCAGAGGCACCGCCAATGGTCACAACACGCGAGGAGCCAGGAGCAATAGACATTACTCAGTACCTCACTTATCAGGAACGTGCCGACTGCAGCTCGATAGCAGCAGCGGGGTTCAGAGTGCCACAACCCATGGCAAGACGACCCACGATAAGATCACCCTGATACATCACGGAGACATCACCAGAGGTGGTCTGCACGGAGGGAGCAATAGCTTCCACAACAGCAGCAGCATCCTTGTAGTAGATCAGACCACAGTGGGTGCTGAAGTCACCAGAGTAGTCGTTGTTCTCACCACTGATAGCACCAACAGTACCAGCCAGGAACGGCAGGTTGTTGCTACGCTTGATGGAGATACCAGCGATCTCATAGAGGCCCTCACCAGAGTTCATCGAACCTTGGTTGTTACCGAATTCACGGTACAGGATGTTGGTATCAACTTGGCTGATCAGGGCGTAGTATTGACGCGGGGACAGCACAGCGGTACGACCTTGCTTGGGCAGGTTCTTCTCATCGAGAATCGAAGCTGCTTCAAAGAAGGCATCAACAAGTGCTTGAGCGTCATACTCTTTCTGAGCACCCAGTTGGATCACCGAACCACCGGGCTCAGGGCCAGGGGCAGCAGTGATGGGGTGAGCTTCACGAGCAGCTTTAGCGATCTGACGGAAGATCTTTTTGTCATAGCTCTCAGCAAGAGCATAACCGATCTTCTTGGCGATTTCGCTACGAAGGCTATAGTGAGCAAGCGTCTCATCCAGGTCATACACGAATGCACTAGAGATGAGAAGGTCGTCACAGACAATGGTCTTTTCTGCCACCGGGGGATCACCACTACCCAGGATTGCGGTGCCAGGGGTGTGGTAACCAGCCTGCATACGGCCAGTGAAGATGAACTGCATTGCCTTACCATTCTTCAGGGTACGGCTCTGCACAGTGCCTTTAGCGATCGTCGAAGCCTCATAGGCTTTGAACATTTCACCGCTAAAAAGCTTGAGATATGTTGCGTACTTAGTATCATACGCTTGCGAACCGGCAGTGTTAGTAACTGCCTTGTTAAGCGTACCCAGTACGGTTTGATTGACGTTAGCCACAGTAAGTAAAGAGAGAGTTGTTTGGTCCTCTCTAAGCGCTTAGAAAAATAGTCGAGATTGGTCTTTGTGTCTGTCTCTCCAGACTGTCTATGGCAAAGGGTATCCGCGTACGGGCCTAAGCCAAAGAAAAGGGGGTCCGACTCTGAGGTGCCCCCAATCCAATTATTGATCAGCAGCCTTTCTTGCCGCCACCACCTTTGGTTCCTTTTCCTTTCATGATAATTACGAGAATGCGCCAGTAAAGTTGGCGGATGAACTTGATGACAGTGGTGTGATAACCATGTAATTGTCAGGGCTCCAAGTTAGTACACCCGATGTTAGTGTTGCGCTCCACTGCACCGAAGGAATGATAGTACCAGCTGTTGTGATACGTACAATTCCACGGGCTCTTACGATATAACTTCGACCAGCAACCGCAGATGCAGCAGTAACAACAGCTAACGGAACAGATGTAACTCCAACAGAGCGTATGCGTATTACTTCTAGTGGTGATGTTGGTATTGGCACTAGTAGTCCTGTTGGAAAAGTTGACATAAGCGGATTGAATGATACTGGCGGTGTCACGGTAATAATTAGAAAGACATCTGATATTGGAAATACAACACCATTTATTGATTTGCGTTTTAGTCAACGCTCAAATGGCGCAGATAACGGAAGAATTCGTTCGGGTCGTGATGGTATTTATAGTGCTACAGCATCCACAATGGATTCGTTTATGGCATTTTACACAGCCATAAATGATGTTGACACAGAGCGTATGCGTATTACATCCGATGGTAGTGTCGGGATTGGTGTTACTCCTAACACCGCTAACAGGCTTGAAGTTAAAGGCGCAGATTCTACATCTAGTACAACTTCATTAAGCTGCACAAATAGTAATGGAACTAATCAATTATATTTAAGAAACGATAATTATTTTAATTCAGGTGCCATCGCTAATTATTCTCTTTCTGGAACTGCTTTAGTAATAGATGCGGGCAACTTTGTTGGTAAAACTACATCGTCTTTACGGTATAAAAAAGACATTGTTGATTATGACAAAGGACTAGATGCTATTGCTAAATTGCGCCCTGTTTACTACAAATCTGCTATAGAAGGCCCAAATGGGTTTGACCCAAAACCACACGCTGGATTTATTGCTGAAGAAATTGCTGAAGAAGGATTTGAAGAATTTTTAATACGCAATCAAGATGGCGAACCTGACGCAGTTCAATATGCTCAAATGACAGCATTGTTATGTAAAGCTATTCAAGAACAACAAGCAATGATTGAAGAACTAAAAGCCAAAGTAGCGGCACTGGAGAAATAAGGGCAAACCGCCAGCCCCGTTTGGCGGTAATTTAGGAGGAAATTATGAGCGAGAAAAAACCAAACCTCATAAGTATTGATGGAGTAGAGCACGACATGGATGCAATGAGCGATCAACAAAAACTGTTGGTTAATCACTGCGTAGACCTTGATCGTAAGATCAGCAACACGGCTTTTCAGCTTGACCAACTCAAGGTCGGCAAAGAGGCTTTTTTAAATATGCTCAAGGAGTCGCTTGAGAAGAAAGCCGAAGAGGCCGTCGTACAATGATCTACCTGTGGTATCTAATCCTCGTCCCAATTAGCCTCATCATCACGCTAATTGCCGTCCTGTTTGCCCCAATCATGCCCGTCTTTGCCACCGAGCAAGAAGGCTGGCTGGACAACCACTCACGGTGGGGATTAGGTCCACGTTTACCAAACTGGCTGTTTTGGTTTATGACACCAGACAACTCACTTGACGGTGACGCAACCTTCGAGCGCTTAAACCCACCATCGTACTGGTCCAAGGTCAAGTGGCTGTGGAGAAACCCAGCCTACGCGTTTGCATTACGCTACCTGCACAACCCCTACTACACCAAAGTCTCAGGCGATCCAACGATCCGCGACAATGACAACGCCAAAGCCGGCTGGTGTTTTGTCCGTGCAAATAACCTGTTTCAATTCCGCTGGGTGCGCCCAATCGGATTCTCACGCTGCTTTTACTGCAACCTGGGCTGGAATGTAATTGGCCTAGTTGACCCAAACGTCAACCCAAAACCAGACCCATGGCAAGCCACTTTCGTATTCTCACCACGTATTTCGGGGTTTAGATAATGTTTCCAATCGGCGCTATTCTTGATATTGGTAGTAAATTAATTGACCG